GGAAGGTATTTCTGATGATGAAATAGACCAAGCAATGGAGTTCCTGATTGGAATTATGAAAGACGGACTTCTTGGTAAATTCACTCGTGATAGTATTCAAATGGCTATTAAGGCTATCAAACATGATAGCGATGTAGAAACAGCCAGCCATGAGGGAGAAGTGAAAGGACGTAACAGTAAGATTGAGGAAAAACTACGTAAAGGGAGCAAGAGTGACGGTACTGCTAATCTTGCAGGCAAGAATGGAGGTGGTAGTGCTGGCTCACGACAGATGCCCGATCTAGGTGCAATAGGTCGCTATGACGGATCACAGAATATTTGGGAACGTGGTGGTGAGAAACGTAAGTCTATAAATAACTCAAGATAAACAATTTATTTTATTAACTTTTTAATTTTCAGACAATGAAGAAAGTAATGAATTTCTTTTGCCGCATTACGCTGATGGTATTAGCGTTTGTGACAGGCGCATCAAGCGGAGTGTTCATGGCTAACGCCACGGACTTGCCTGATGCAGGTAAAGTGACAGCAGGTGCTGACGGAACGGGCGGCACTGATGGTATTGCAACTGAAACGGCGGGCAGGGACACCGGCGACCCCAATTTCTATTTGAGCGATGTAGATAAACGCATCGTGAAAATTCGCCCGATGGCAACTCCTATAGACCAAATTAGCCGTTATGCAAAGTCGGATAGTACTAATTCTTTTGAGGTGAAGTACTATAGCGTTGGTACGCGTGAAATAAAGTGCAGCACTAATAAAAAATTGGAAGCAATGACAAGTGGGGCAAGTGCTTCCTTGCCAGTGAGTGATTCGAATATGTTCACATTGGATGATACTATCCGTGTGGTAGGTGTAAGTGCTATTACTAAGCCGGACGGAACAACATATTCAGAAAATGATAGCAATGTTCCAGATCTTGTGCTTTGTGTGTGCGGAAAGGATAGTTCAACCAATTTACCAACAGTCTATGCAGTAAATGGGAAAATGGATGATTCAAGCAAGCAACCCATTCTTTTACCAGAGATTCCGCAAGGAACGACCCTTGTCCGTATGGGAAAGGCTTGTGGTGAATTGGATGTACAGACAGGACGTTTCAACAATATTCCCATGCCGGAAACACAGTACTGTCAGAATTTCATGATACAGGTAGAACAATCCACCTTTGACAAGATTGCTGCCAAAGAAGTGAATTGGAACTTTTCCGATATTGAAGAAGATGGCGTATATGATATGCGCCTTGCCATGGAGAATACCTATTTATTTGGCGTTAAACAGGTTATCAAACATGTTGCCAAGGATGGTATGAATACTTGGTTTACAGGGGGTATTTGGTGGATGGCAGGAAAGGACATCGAGGTTGGTGAATGGAACAGCGAAAAGAACTGTGCCGAGATTACTGATGAAAATCTTGTGGATATCACTAAAGACCTATTTGTTGGGACAGGTATTGGTAATAAGCGTAAGATTCTGTTCTGCGGTTCTGATATGCTTTCGGCATTTTCCAAGATTAAGAGTGAGAAATTCCGTTTGAAAGATACCGTTGATGTTTGGAACTTGAAATTCAAGTCTTGGGATACTGACTTCGGAGAAGTTCTTACCATTCATCACGAACTGTTTGATGTGAATGGCATGAGTGATTGTGGTTTTGCCATGGATCCAGAATACCTTTCTAAGAAAACCCATGTGTCTTGGGC